ATTGTTAATACTTTGATTCCAATGCTACAAAAGGCTAAGGCAGCGGCTATCGATCCAATTGTTACGGCGTTTAATAATAACCGAGAAGCCTTAGAAGATTTGTGGTTCTTTACTAAGACCTACCTAGTCCCCATATTTGAAGGGGCTTTGATTGGCGCAATTACAAATGTCGGCAAGGCTGTTGCTGGCATAATCAACATTATTGGCACAGTCGTAAATGCAATCAAAGGTTTAGTAAGCGGTGCGATAGACGCCATTAACAAGATTATTGAAGCCTATAATCGAATCCCATTGCTACCCAATGTCCCAACAATTTCAAAGCCAAGTTTAGGTAGCTCTACCGGAGGCGGTGGAAGCATCACCCTTCCCGGTGGTGGCGGTACTTTCACAGTACCTAGTCCGAGCGTCGGTGGTTCTACTGGAGGTTCAACTTCTAGCGGATCATCAGCTGCTACTAGTGGCGGTGGAACATCAGTCGCTACTTCGGTCGCTAAGACAGCCGAAAAGGTTGCCGAGAAGGTTGCCGAAGCTGTGATTGATTGGATGCCCACCCGAACTGGAACTGTGGCTGGGTTTAGAGCTTTTGAATCCGGCGATGTGATTAATATGCCCGGAATCCCTTCTAACTTTGATGTCGCTCGCGTTCGCGCAGCTGAGTCCGGAGTGACAATTGTCGTTCAAGCTCCAAGCGCCATCGATGAGGAAGGCTTTACAAGAGCTGTCGTAAATGCAATGAATCAGACTCAAGCCAGAACTGGCGGAGGCGGAAGTCAGCTAGTCCTATGACGCTTTGGAATCCTGAGTACCGAATAAAGGTCAATGGATCAACAAAGACCTCAGCAACTCTTAGCGGTTTAACAATTACCTCTGGTCGCATAGATATTTATTCTCAGCCTATTGCTGGTTATTGCAATTTGACCTTAATTGAGACAAATGAATCTGCAGTCGATTTTGAAATTAATGATTCGGTCACAGTCGAGGTGAAAGATTCAACCGGCACATTTGTCAATCTCTTTGGTGGGTTTATCACCGATTTAACTGTTCAAGTGCAGACATCTGGTTCAACGGCTACAAGTCAAAGAATAAACATAATTGCAGTAGGCGCTTTGGCTCGATTGAGCCGAGCTGTATTTGAAGGCAATTTAGCTAGCGATTACGACGGCAATCAGATTTACGCGGTTTTGGAGGGTATCCTCTTTGATCGATGGAACGAAGTACCAGCTGCAACTCAATGGAATACCTATGCTCCGACAACTCAATGGCAGGATGCCGAAAACACCGGATTAGGCGAAATTGACCGACCCGGCGATTATGAGCTTGATTCTCAAAATAATTTAAATGACACCGCATATAACATCGCAGCTCGATTGGCTACTTCTGGACTCGGATATTTGTACGAGGACGCTCAAGGCCGCATCGGTTATGCCGACTCCACTCATCGAAGCCAATATCTAGCCGCCAATGGATATGTTGATTTAGACGGCAATCACGCCTTCGGCCCTGGGCTTGCCATTATCAAGCGAGCTGGCGATGTCAGGAACGCAATAACCATCGCTTACACCTCGTCCGGCAATTCCACCCACACCGAGGAAGATGCAGCCTCTATTGCCCTTTACGGCCAATTAGCGACCACAATTTCGACTACCCTCAAGAATCAAACTGATGCTGAGGATCAAGCGCTGTTCTATCTCGACCTACGGGCTTATCCGCAATTCCAGTTGCGTCAGATTTCCTTCCCTGTTGGATCAACTGAAATCGATAATACAGACCGCGATAGCCTTTTGAATGTCTTTATGGGTATGCCGGTGAATATCACAAACCTGCCCGGCAATATGGTAAATGGCGAATTTCAAGGCTTTATCGAAGGATGGACTTGGACAGCTTCTCTCGGGCGTCTCGACCTATCAATGAATGTTTCGCCGGTCGCCTTCTCATTACAAGCCTTCCGCTGGAATAGCGTCCCAGTTACCGAATACTGGAACACTCTGTCTAACACATTGGAATGGATTGACGCTACAATCGTCGCCTAAAGGAGCATAAATGCCAACAACAACCAATTTTGGCTGGACGACCCCAGCCGATACAGATTTAGTCAAGGATGGTGCAGCTGCTATCCGAACTCTAGGTAATGGAGTCGATACGAGTCTTGTCGATCTCAAAGGCGGAACGACCGGACAAGTATTATCAAAGGCCTCAAATACTGACCTCGATTACACTTGGGTAACTCCGAATGTCGGAGATATTACTGAGGTCCAAGCCGGAACTGGTATTTCAGTCGCATCCGGTACTGGCCCGATTCCTGTAGTCACAAACTCTATGGCAACTGAAATCACCGCGTCTGGTGACATAATTGTTGGAACTGGTTCAGGAACTTTCGATAATTTACCAATTGGAACTACGGGCCAAGTTTTAACCGCCGATACAACAGTTTCGCCATATAAAGTGAAGTGGGCCTCTCCTGCGGCTGCTGGTTTTGTGGGATGTTCGGTTTATGCTTCGTCAAATCAAAGCATAAATAACGCAACTTTCACCTACCTCAATTTTAATAGTGAAGAATTTGACACAGATAGTTTTCACGACAATTCTACCAATAACAGTCGTATCACCATACCAAGTGGTAAAAGTGGTAAATATTTAGTAGTGGGAAATGTTCACTTTGCTCCAAACGCAACAGGCGGAAGGTCATTCTATTTGTATAAAAATGGTTCGGCTGACATTTTTTCCATTGATATACCGACAAGTTCTGCCACTTACGATACTTCCCAAAATTTTTCTTTAATTAGAGATTTGACTGCTGGTGATTATTTACAATTAAGAGTTTATCAAACTTCTGGTGGCGCTTTAGATGTTGTTAATGGTATCAATGATTGTCGTTTTCAAGTTCAATACTTAGGAGCCTAGTATGGATTTATTCACACAAATTACAAATGTTTATCCTGAATTGACAGATGCCGATTTTGGTCGTAATGGTTCTATTGCTTTATTTGATGACGGCGATGGAATTCAATACATTGGCAAATGGGAATACTCAAAACCTATCCCTGAAGGGCTTGTTTTAGGCAAGCCCTAACAGGGCATAATCTTGAGGGATTGTTGCCGGATAGTCTTATAATCGGGAGCTTATGGCGAAACTATGCAAGGCCGGGCAACAGCTAAGGGAGCAGATTGATGACGATTATCCTAATCGCGATCGGAGCTCTGACGGCTGGATTGCTGACGCTCGGCATATTGCTAAGGGCAATTCTGACCATATACCAGACGGCGGAGGAATTGTCCGAGGACTGGACATAGACGCCGATTTAGGCGCTCACAAAGAAGAAGCTTTTGCAGTAGTTGAAAAGCTGCGGAAACTAGCCAAGCGCGGAGATAAGCGCATCAAATATCTAATTTACGATGGTCGGATAGCCTCCGGTATAATGAACTGGAGATGGCGTAAGTATCGAGGGGCTAATCCCCATCGATCTCACTTTCACATCAGCTTCACTACTCTGGGAGACAAAGACGATTCTTGGTTTGACCTAGAAGGAGAAAAGCAAAATGCTAAACGATTTGAAACTGGCCGGAGCAAGCTGGCTAAAGACTTTTATAGCAGCAGCCCTAGCGACTTACCTAGCGGTGGGCTTGGACATCGAAGCGATTGTCAATGCCGCTGCCGTAGCTACAATTCCCAGCATAATCAACTGGCTTAATCCGAAGTACGAGCGTTACGGCAAAGTCCGTTAATGCCAACGGAGGTCGCTGGCTTTATTGCATCCGTCCTCGGATCAATTGGCCTACTAATCGCTGGACTTAGATACATAATAAAGCTTGAGAACCTTCCGCTGATTTCTCGACTCGATAAGTTAGAATCCACCCTTGAGACAGCTCTAAGGGAAAGGGTCGTAAGTGCCAGCGCAAAGAAAACGCGTCGCTAAAAAAGCAAAGAAGCCGATTAAACGGCGTCGCATAAGCCCTAAAGAGCCTCCAACTAAACTTGATTATTGGGCAATAGCCTGTCAAGAAATTTACAAATCTTGTCGTAATGCCGGAATGGATGAAGGCACAGCTCTTGCGTTTGCTATGGATCGCAGTTCTTGGCCGGACTGGGTCATTGATGCCAGCGATCCGATTAGGAAAATCGGCTGGGAAGATGGGGAGTCGGACAACTGACCTACTTCCGGGAAGTCGAACTCTTTGAGGCGCTGAAGGCCGAATATCCGGACTTGACGCCACTATCGGCGACCGACCGATGCGATGGGGTAACTCATAACGCTTTCATCGAAATGAAGTGCCGGAGAACCCACTATGACCGCCTAATGATTGAGAAGCACAAGTGGGAATTCTTGGCCGATATAAGGGCTAGAACGGGCTCTAGGACGCTTTATATCAACGCCACCCCACAGGGAGTCTATGAGTTTGATTTAGGGGCTCTAAATGAGCCTGAATGGGTTTTAAAGGTACTTCCCACAAAGACCGACTTTGCCAATAGTCAAAAGGTCGAAAAGCCAGTCGGCTTTCTACACATTGAGGAATCTCGACTATTACTTATCTGATTTACGAGGTGGAGGATATCCATCGAACCATCGATGAGCATATCGATTTATTTGACGACACACCCCAGCGCCAATTGCGATAAATCCATTTAATCCCTTACGCTAAAGCCCTAATTCGATTTTCGGATTAGAGAACAGGGAGCAAATGATAGAAAAACCTAAGTTAATTTCATTTGATACCCGAGCGCAAGCTTGGACGGATGGAACGCACTTTGTCGCTGGAACTATGATTCGGCGTTATGCAGTATCAAAACTAGGCCGAAAAGACACAAGAGGCCGTTTATCAAAAGCCGAAATATCAGCGTATTTCCTTGACACTTATGGAGTGAGCGCTGATGTCAGATAACCAGTTGCTTTTCCTAATGATTGCCATTCCAACAGCGATTGTCTGGTGGGCAATGATTCGAGCTGAAAACAAAGAAGCTGAGGCTTTCCAAAAGGGCTATGAGAGAGGGCTGGCTGATGGCCGAGTTATCAGATCGAGGGCTTAATGAATGGATTGAAGAAGCCCTCAACACTCTTAATGACCGCGGATTCGAATATGGTGATCCGCGGGACAACCTATTACGCATTTACAAATTATGTCGCGCCCTCGGTGTTCAGCTGCGAGACCCATCTGAGCTGGCATTGGTGTTTATCGCGACAAAACTCAGCCGAATGGTGGAAAGCCCAATGCGGGAGGATTCGTATCTCGATCTCATTGGATATTCCGCTATCTTGGCTAGAACCCGATTTACCGATTGGAGCGACTTTGGCGCTTTTGAGGAATAGCAATATGAATCAATATTGCGATTATTGCAAGATGCGATACGCCCATTTATCAAGAAGTGGGGAGTTGCATCCATTAGCCCGTAAGCCAGCATATTGGAAGATAGTTAGCGAACATCCTAAGCGCAAAGGGGTCACTCGATTCTATTGTTTAGAGTGCGCAGCTGATATGCAGAACTGGCCTGATGGGACATTTTATTCATTAAAAGAGCAATTACAGGATGCGCTAAAAGATACAGCGCAAAGGGAGGCAATAAATGTCGAATTACCTAGATGATTATGTCGGAGTGCAAGACCGGCTTCGGACCTTTATCAAAGATTTTCCAGATTACAGAATTAAGACCCATTGTTTAGCCGAATCACTAGTAAAGGAGTGCGATGTCTATATCGTCAAAGTGGAACTCTATCGAACTGAAGCTGATCCGAATCCTTTTGCTACGGGTCTATCGACGGAGTCAAAGAGCAAGCAATATGCATTGGAACTTGCAGAGACGGGCGCTCTGGGCAGAGCTCTCAACCTTGCTGGATATTATGCAAAGCCGACAACCTCTAAACCATTTCAATCGCACTCCAAGCCAATTCAAACAACATCTAAGCAGTTGGGCGAATTCGTCAAAGAACGACGACCAGACGACCCAGCGCCCATAGTCCATAACATCGAGCACCTAATCGAAACGCTAGGCGCTGAGATAGTTGATGAAGTGCCTATCTGTAATCACGGCGCTATGGTCTTAAAAACCGGAGTTAAGGATGGCAATGAATATCGAGGCTGGGTCTGCCCAGCTCGAGATCGCGATGCTCAATGTCCGGCTAAATGGATGAAGATTGATTCAGATGGAAAATGGGTGTTTAAGAAGTGAATTTAGACATTCATCCATTCAAATGCTCCGGCTGCAAAGTCAAAACAGCTCATAGATTGATTAAGACATATGACTGTCAAGAAGTGCCGGAAGCGCCTCCCGAAGTATGGCTGGTGGAGTGCCAGCGATGCTTCGAGATGCGAATCATTTACCCATCCGAACGATTAGCCAATAAAGAGGACGACATAACCCGTTGCCTTGAATGTGGCAATTGGAAGATGAAAGCGGCTAAATGCCGAATTTGCCGGATAGTAGCTGGCGAGGAGACAATTACTCGGAAGGTCTTTACTGGGCACACAGATATGGAGATACCCGTTGCCGACCTATGAGTTTAAATGTCCAACCTGCCAGATATCCATCGAGCAAAGCTTCTCGGTATATAGCAATGCAACTATGTGGTGTCAGCCTTGTCAGATACCAATGGAAAAGCAATTTACAAGCCCGGGCGTTATCTTCAAAGGGGATGGATGGGCAAGCAAAGACTAGATGGGGATC